TCGAGGTCGAGCAGGAGGTGCGCGCCTTCCGCAAGTTCCTCGAGGAGGTGCTGCGGCTCGAGGCGGCCCGGCAGGGGTCGAAAACGCTGCATCTCGGCGCCACGGTCGCGGAGGTCTCGGGCGGCTCGCGCTGGGAGTGGGACGCGGAGAAGCTCGCGGGCCTGCTGCGCGAGGCCGGGATGCCGGAGGAGCGCATCGCCGAGATCGTGGTAGAGACGGTCGAGCGCAAGGTGAACGCGCGCGAGGCGTCGCGAGCGGCGAGCGCGAACCCTGCCTACCGGGAGGCGGTCGAGGCCTCCCGGCTGGCGCAGGCGGCGCCGTGGCGCGTCGCGATCAAGCAGGGGATAGCCTAGGTGAGCATGGCGGCGCTGAAGTGGGCGCGTGAGCCGCGCCCGGGCCTCGGAGGGCCTGCTACGGCCGTGCTGCGCGACCTCGCAGACCACGCGAGCGAGTCGGGTAGCTGCTGGCCCGCGGTCGCAACTATGGCCGCCGAGACGGGCCTTTCGAGGCGCACGGTTCAGCGCGCTCTGCGGCGGCTCGAGGCGGCGGGCCTGATCTCCGTGAGGCCGACCGGGAGGGGGTCGCTGTACGTGCTCGCGTTGCCGCGAAAGGCAAACCCTCAAGTAGTCTCGAGGTGTCAGAGTGACGCCTCAGAGGCGTCAGAGAGTCACCTCAGAGGCGTCAGAGTGACGCCCAAAGCCTTAAGAAGCCAAAAGAAGCCTTACGCGCGCGCGCGCGCGAGGTCAAAAGCTGGCGCTAAAGCGCCGGTCAACCCGCGGCGGGCCGGTGCCGTTCCCGCCTGTCCGGCGCCGCCCGCTCGCGGACCGTCCGTGCAGGTCGATGAGTTCCTGCTGCGCCAGGCTCACGCCTGGCTCGCCGCGCATCCGCCGCAGAGAATGCTGCTATGAGGGACGGCCTCTACCGGGTGACAACCCGCTACCTCTGCGCGGGCTTTGTGGTCGAAGGCGGCAAGGTCACGCGCTGCGCGCCGATCCTGCGCCGCAGGCTCGCCTACTGGATGACGGTCGCGGAGTTCGTGACGCAGTGAGCAGAGGCTCTCATGCCACGTTCGGCGCTCTCGATGCGCGGGCATGCTGCCTCTGCGGCCAGCCGATCCGCCTGACGGGCGGAGCGGCGGCCGATCAGCGGGGAGCGTGGATGTACCACGATGACCGAACCGGCGAGCACCGCTCGACCCACGTGGCGTGCGGCTCGCCTCTACGAACGGAGGGAACTATGCGCGAGACCGTGACCGATCCGAATCCGCAGCCGGAGCCGACGCAGCCGCCGGAGCCGACGCCTGATCCGCAGCCGGACGACGAGAGCGAGGAGAACGATGACGCCAACGGTGACGATTGACACGCTGGCCCTAATAGTGATCGCGATTGTGCTCACCTGGGCGAAGCTCGACGGGTGGGGGTAGTACGCTTTGCGTCTACCCCGACCCGCCTAATCCAGGAGGCGAACCTAGATGAGTGAAGCAACGCCAGAGACCGTGCGCTCAGCGCTCGAGCAGATCATCGCGCCACTTCGCGAACAACTCGAGCTTGTCGAAACGCGCGAGACCGTGCTCGAGACAGAACGGGCGCAGCTGCGCCAACTGCGGCAGGAGCTAACGGCTGCGCTTAAGGCAGTAGCGCCGGAGTGGGCGGAGGAGCGGGAACGAATCCGCAAGGCGCGCACGAACGGGCACCTGGCCCGCCGTGGTATGGAGCGCGGCCCGCAAGGCGGCGTCTCGCAGGAGGTGCGCGATGACGTCTATGCATGGCTCGAGCAGTTGGCGCCGGATTACCCGGAGGGGCTAATCGCATCTCAGCTTGCGAAGCTCGACGGTGCGCCACCTGGCGGCCAGTCGCGGCTCTCGACCGTGATGCTGCGCCTGCAGGAGGACGGGCGCCTACGGCTCGACCATGTTGGTAAGGGCAATCGCAAGTTCTACAAGCTCGCTGAGAGGGCCGACCGATGAGGTTCGACGTCCAGAGCTTCCGTGATCTCGACCTGATGCTGAAGATCGAGCACGAAGGCGGCAACGATGGTGTAGAGGCTCGAGCGCTTGCCGAGTCGCTAGGCGCCGAGAACGGGACCGTGATCGCCTCACGGCTGAACTGGATGGCCCAATTCGGCCTGCTGCAGTTCAACAAGGAGCACCGCCTCTGGACGGTCTCAAGCTCCGGCGCTCGAGTGGTTGAGGCGAAGCTCCGGGGCGCCGCCTCGAGGGAGATCGATGCGATCCCGGACGAAGCGCTGATCGAAGTCATGGCGCACGTGACCAGTCGCTTCAAGCATGACGATCCCGTCATGGGGCACATGCTGCGGCGAGAGTTCGCCTACGGAACGAGGCCGAGGTGAGAACGCACGCGCTCTATCACCGGGATATGTCTCAGACGATGTGCGGTCGGGAGTGGCGGCATGCCGTGCTGATCACAACCTCTGACTGGTCGAGGGTCTCGTGCGGAAACTGCCGCCGCGTGATCCGTGCTCTCGCTCCCGAAGCGGTCGAGACCCGGGAGCGGCGGCGACTAGAGGTTGAGGCGAAGCCATGAGCGGCATGGCCAAGGTGCAAGCGCTGCTCATAGTCGGCGCGCTCATAGCAACGTTCGGCGGTGTGCCGAATGCGTTCTACGTAAGCCTGTTCTGGGTGCTGCCGGTAGTCATCTCCATGAGCCTCGGCCTGAGCAGGGATCGCACCGGCTGGGCCTGGGGCCTCGTGCTCTCATGGCTAGGCGTTCTGATCCTGGCGATCATGCGACCAGTCCCACCGACGCCATGAGCCGCGAGCGGCGGACGTGGCAAATCGTGGTCGATGTCGCCTACCTGCTCGAGGATGACTCCGTGGAGATCGAGACGATCACCGCGACCGTCGATGCTGAGACGGCTCAGATGGCGCTCAAGGGGCTAACGGTCACGAGCACGAACGTTCACGCCGTCAAGCGGATCCTGGTCGAGGAGGTCTGAGGTGGCGAGGACTAGACTCCGAGGGAGCAGCGTCGGGAGTGGCATAGCTGCGGCGGCACCTGGATTCCGCCTCGGTACTCCCGGCGCTGTTCTCCTCGAGGTGACCCCCGATTTTCTAAGGGGCCGCCCGCCTGACCCCCGCGCCAGTTCGTAATTCCCCCCCTTGACCCCTCAAGTATCGCGCTCGAGCGGAGTTCGCGAGAATGGCGGCGATGACTCGCCAGGTCGGGACAACGGCGCGCGGTTACGGGCAGGCCCATATGCGTCGGCGCGCTTCGGTCGCTCCGCTGGTGCTGGCGGGCCGGGTGAAGTGCGCCCGCTGCGGCGAGCCGATCCTCCCGGATCAGGAGTGGGACCTCGGTCACGATGACCTAGACCGCTCGCGCTACACCGGGCCGGAGCACGCGCGCAAGGCGGACTGCCGGGCTGGCGGTAACCGCTCAACGTCGGGACGGAAGCCGTGGCTTCTGCCGCTCGAGGAGTCAACGGTTGAGCCTGACCGGCCGGGCCTTGCCGCCGATGATCCGCGCTTCGCGGTGCCGTGGCTCGAGGCGCTGCTGCCGGTCCCGGCCGATGCGGTCTGGCCGCGCTACATGACCGTGCCCCATCCGGCGGCGGTCGGCTCTCTCGGCGACGAGTTCGTGGCCTGGGCGGAGGCGCGGTCGGGGCGCCCGCTGCGCTGGTGGCAGGTGCTGGTCGCGGTGCGCCTGCTCGAGGTGGACGCCGACGGCCGTCTCTGCTGGGAGGGGGTTGTCTGGTCTACCGCGCGGCAGGTCGGCAAGTCCTGGCTCCTGCGCGAGCTTCTGCTCTGGCGCCTGCATCAGGGCGAGCGCTTCGGCGAGCCGCAGGATCTCCTACACACCGGCAAGGATCTCTCGGTCTGCAAAGAGGTGCAACGGCCCGCGCGTATCTGGGCCAAGGGCAGGCCGGAGCAGTACAAGGTGCGCGAGGTCAACGGGCAGGAGGAGATCGAGCACCTCGCCGATGGCTCCCGCTGGATGCTGCGCGCCAAAGAGGCCGTGTACGGCTACTCGGCCGCGGTCGGCGCCGTCGATGAGGCGTGGAAGGTGAAGGCCTCGAGCGTTGACGAGGGTCTGACCCCGACGATGGTCGAGCGCGAGCAGCCGCAACTCTGGTTGATCTCGACCGCGCACCGGCTGGCCTCGGCGCTGATGCTGGGCAGGCGTCAGGCGGCGCTCGCGAACCTCGAGACGGGCGATGGTGACCTGCTCGTGGAGTGGTCGGCGCCGCAGGAATCCGGGATCGCCGATGTGGCGGCCTGGCGGCTCG